GCGTTGTCGCGGTAGTGGTTAATCGCCCAGGCCATGGAAACCAGCAGGCAGATAACAACAGCGCAGACGATTGATGTTAATCGGCTCATTTCACACCATCCAGGCAGAGCTGTTTCTCTGCATCGCGCCGCTTAACAAGGCCCGGGAGAATAGTCTTCCCTGCATACACCCAGCGGGGGAACTGATTACAGGCTGATTGCCACGCCGATTTCTTCTCGCGAAATAATGCAAACATTGTCGACTGCTTCATCGTTGGACATCCAACGTTAAAGGTAATTGACGTTACTGCAGAAAAGGTATCGTTGCTGAGATTTTTGCCATTGGCGTACCGGTTAACACAGGACTCAGCATCAAGGATGTTGCGCTCCCACTCGGCTGCGATCTGCTCGTCGGACTTGACGGTGCCGGGCATCACTCCATGCGTGTTCCCCATGCCGTCAGTCAGCACACCTGCCGGGCAGACATACGGATCACGTCGGCAAGATTCAGCGTTGCCGATTAACTCCAGCCCGCGCTCGTTTGTTCTGACGTGGCCCGCATTCATCACAATGGCGATGATCGTTCCGACGGAGCAGACAATGCCCGCCGCGCCACTTTTCTTACTCAGTTTCAACTGTGCCACCGGAAATTCTCCGCATTGCCTCCGTAACTACCTCGGCGGCAGCCGGGCGATCGGAGTGAGGTTTTTTGCCTACGTCAGATAAGTAGTTTTCCAGCAGTTGGGTGCGCTTCCTTTCCTCAGCCATACGCTCACGCTCTTCTTTCCGTTTTGCGTAATAGGTTTTTATCGTGAAGAACGCCGATATAAGCGCGCCGATAATAAACACGTAATCCTGCAGGCTAAGTAAAGAGAAAAGGCCCAAGGCCGCCGACCACCAGTACGGCAGATCGTGTCCATTTGTTGGGTTCATACGTTGCATTCCACACCTCCGGCTTCGGGGTGCTGTGTGGTAGTTGGGAAAGGCCGTCAGACACGATAGATACGGATCATCTGGAATTGATTGTCTGCGGCCGAAATAAAAAAGCCCGCGACAGGCGGGCAATATGGGGGTAAGGCAATGCCGGCTCTATGGCCGAAGGGACCCAGGTCATGAGGTTTTATTCATCCGGCTGGATTTGAACCAGCTGTCATCCAATTATTAGTTGGCAGCTTTACCGCTTAGCTACAGGCAAATTAAAAGGCCGCCTGAGCGACCTTTATATTGAGTAGCACCTTCACCGCATCATTAGGCCACGCAAAAAGCCTCTGAAGCCTTCAGCATGCCTTCTGTAATGCGATGTGCATTCATCAATAACATCATGAGCTGATACGAAACGAAGAGATTTACTGCCGACCTCTTTGTGTACCTTGTTTATGACGTTAAATATTCGAACACTAAAAGCATCATCCACCTTTCTGATTTCGTATCGATAGGTGATGTTGTTAGTGCCACCAACATAAAGTTGGAAATCCTGCATGATGACGCCTCTTGTATCCTTTTTAAGAGGCATTTTACATTATTTAAGTAAAATTTATAACTTACGCCTATTCTGGAGGCTTTTAAAAGCACAAAAAACAAAGCCCCGCACGATGGCGAGGCTGTTAATTCTTTGTCGACCTACGAAGCTATAGCGACGATATCAGATTTACATGAAATATATGCGTTTCAATCCAGTTTTGCAAGACTTGAGTCTAAATTTGTCGCCTTTTGTTGTGAACGTGATCGCGCAACCTGCAATAAGGCCCCGCTATCCAGGCACAGAAAAATGCGCCGCATCTCAACCCAGCGGTCCGTAAACGTCTCTGACCAGTTCTTTGGTGTTACGCCAACCAGCGATGCCAGCGCCTGATATTCGTACGTCTCCCGCCCCGCCAGCTCCGCTTTGACGTCCTGCGCCGCCAGCCATATCAGCTTCTTCAGTCGCTCCAGCGTCTTGCCGGCCACCTTCTTCGCGCCGAGCTGTTCCCGGAACTCTGCCCACGCCCACTGAGTTATCGCCACCTGGTACTCAAAGCGGATATTCTCGCTGTAGTTCCACAGCAGCCACGCTTTCTGATGGTCTTCCAGAGACAGCACCGCGCGGCGCCATGAGGCGGTGACGAACTCAACCGGGCCCACCAGCGCGATGGATGAGCCTTTGGCGCGGGACTGACTGCCGCTCATAGGCGGGCCGTCCGGATTGACCATGCGCTGCTTATCCTTGTCGAATACTTTTTTTCGGCCCCGGCTGCGCGCCGTCGCGGTGAATTGCGCGTTCTCGGCGAAAGCTACCAGTTGCCCTTTCGTCGCCCCGCTCAGATCTGCGGTCGCCACAATGAGCTGCTGACGTACGTATTCCAGTTGCTGAATGTTCATGCGGCTTCCTTCTGTGACTGTTTGGTTTTGGTTTGGCTGTGCTTTGCTACTGGGCGCATGCTGGCGCGCTTAACACTTTCTGCCTGGTATCGGGTTATCTCGTCTCTGGTCACGGCGCACACTCCCCAATAATGATCTGCCCCTTCTCTCCCCAGAGTTTTGTCACCCGGCCATCCCAGACGCGGCTGTCGTCGTCGAAAATGGCATCGAGAAGTGCCTTTTCCAGGTTGTCTTTATCCGGCTTCTGCTGATGAGCCTGGCCGTTCAGTTGCGCGCGCTTCTTCTGGCTCCAGCTTTTTGGCATGGGAACGATGAAGGTGATGTGATATCCGGATTCAGGAATGCTGATTCCAAGCAGGCGAACTTCGGCTTTGAAAGCCCAATATGCCGCTGTCGCAGGTCTTTTATGCCAGCGATCTCTCTGTGTCATGCGCGGTTTACTGACCGGCGTGATATCGTAAATATTCATACCCTCACAAGCCCCTCTTTCAGCCAGATAACCTGCGTGCGGGCCATACCTTCCAGCGCGCACTCCTTTGCATATTCGGCATCGACCAAACGCGTACGGCGATCTATCTCGTCGTGGCAACTACTGCATGCGATGGTGGCGATCAGGTCAGGCGGCTTAATTCCGGTTCCACACAGGCCGGCAAGGCGGATATGAGCCAGCACTGAGGTTTCAGGATTGCCGTTGCATACGCCGGGGATCCGCACCTGACATTCGCGGCCGCGTGCCGCTTTGCACAAATTAGCCATGCGTCCTCCGTGCCGCGAGACGCAGCCATTTCTGATCCACCAGGCGGGCGGTGTAGTTTTTCAGTGTCGGGATGTCGGACGGCTTTACCGCGGGCTTGCACTGGCGGCGCGCCGGAACGCGGAAGATTTCATTGGTGATGACGCGCGCGAGAGGACTACCCACGGGAAGCCCTCCACTCTTTCGCCCAGGCGATGCGCTTACTGGATGCTTCGGAGAACTTCACGCCGCGGTCGGTACCGAACCAGTAAATCGCCTCAATGACATCGACCATGTAGCGCTTGCTGGATTTGGATGTGCGGACGCCGAAATAAACGCGTCCGCCGTTGATGCCCGGCGCGGACTTCTGCTCCTGGTCCTGGGTCTGATTCACCAGAACAGTGATCAGGTCCTTCCACTCTTCGCGGGTAAGCTTTTCGCCGTGCCAGACTACCTGGTCAGACAGGTCTTTCAGCAGCGGCCACATCAGGCGGTTTTGCTTGTCTGTTCGGGTTTCTTCCCTGGCCTCGACCACCATCGGCGCGCGAGGGTTTACCGGTATGGTGCGGATAAATGCTATGAGGTTGTCTTTAACGGTGTCGTTAACGATGCAGTAGTGCTGCTTCATACGCCACCTCCTAGAGGCAACGCAGAATGCAGAAAATCGCAGGTGCATTTCTGCATCTGTGACAAGGTGAGGAGTTCAGATTGTGGTCGCATTTAAGTCCCCTTAAATGCGCAGAAGTCACCGGAGTTGTTCAGGCTCCGATGACATGATTATGGCTGGTTGACATTCGAAAATCAAAGATAATTGATTGTTCTGTTTGTAATGCATTTTTGCGCAACACCACCAAGCTTGATGTAAAACGCTATTAGTTCAAGTTAGGTAGATTGATGTCTTTTTAGCTAATGCTTAGAATTTTTACAACTGTGTTCAAGCAATGCTATTTAGGAATCCAAATTTACGGAATCTTCAGAGGCCGCATCTTTAAATATCTTTTCGACAACTCTAAGTATCTTATATGTCTCTGTTTTTCCAAAGTTTTTATCGAGATGGTAATCAGCTCTAACTCTTGTCTTCCTTGTCGAAATCATTTTTTGAGCTAACTCACTAAGTTTGGGATCACCAGAACTTATAAGTTTTCGAATAACTCTTTCATGAGATGAAACATCTTCGTAGTTACCCGGCAAGCTGTCAGCAATTGATTTTAAATAATGGTAAAGGGCATAATATGCAGATCTAGCACAAGTTCTGTACTCAACCTCTTCATTGACACAAATATACCCATCGACATCAAACTTAGCATATGAAGCTTTAGCAAATTCGAGAATTTCTTCTGGAGAGATCATAACAATTCTCCCATCTCAAAATTAAACGACAGTTTAGTTTTAATTATAGGTTCACATTTTATCTTAGATATTGATGATATAAAACAATCCTCTAAATCTATAAGATAATCAAGCTTTGAGTCATCCCCATTCCATATAAAACTAAAAGCTACAAAATCATAACCTTCATCATAAAAAACATGGTGAGAAAAACCATAACTACTATCAATTTCTTTAGCTCTAGAAAGTATCTCTCTAGAAAAGACATCAAAACAATCAAGCATATAGTTTGATATGCAGTCTTTTATTTTATGATTTTTATCAAAAAAATCATTTAACTCAGAAATCTGCGCTAAAAAAACATCACTATCTTCATCGCAATGTCTTTTATATTCAGAAATATAACGAGTAGCCAAATCAGCATCTGCACAAAAAGAAGATGCTTTAATTGCTGACATTAGAAAATCTTTATTATCTGACAATAAATTATAGTCTCTTATGTATTTATATATTTCTTTATACCGCATAGTGTTATTAAGCGCGTATATAGAATTAAAATAAGAGTCTTCTTTGTTGTAATTAAAAATATTCGAAACAGTAAGTATTAAATTATCTATATCAGCAATTTGTGAGTAATAGCAGGCTGCTATTTCATCATAGTAAGGGCTACCAGCCTTATATAAAGAGCGCAAGCAATTAACAACCCGAACACTTTCAAATTCTGAAATTGTTCTTTTTTCCTGTATGACTCTATTTATTATGTCTAAAGCTTCATTATCAGCTTTTCTAGGTGATATAGATGTCATTCGAAATACTCGCTTAAAAAAATTATGTCTAAGATAGCACCTGCGCCGAAAGAATGTAAACCCCCCTGACCATTTCAAGAGTTTTACTATGCCTCATTGATTGAGTTGCTCTATGTATGTTCACTTCCTTAATAGCCACATCGTCCGCGGCCAGCACTGCACATCTAGCTTCACCTCAAGACTAGTACACCTCGAACATGTGTTGTGTTTTCTTATGCTCAAAACTACCATCATCAGCCATCGCTGGTGTGCAGCAGTTGTTGTTCTTGGTAAACCACTCGAAAAATTTCTGTTTCATACCCCTACCCTCCCCCAACCATCAATACTCGCCTCATAGCCGGACTATTGCGGCACTCCTGGCAGATCACGTTCGTGTCCGTCCGCTGAATTAACTTCGACTTACCCTGCTTCATGCCCGGTATCGTGTCAGGGGCGAAGCGCGTGCCGTAACTGGTCAGGCTGTACAGGCGCTGGCCGTATTTGCCTTCGCAGCTAATCAGGCCATCAGCCAGCAGCGTACTCACCGTCCCTGATATCTTTTTGGTGTCCATGCCGATAAGCGCTGCCAGCCTGGCGTTGTTCAGTCCCGGGTTATTGCGCAGGGCTGCCAACACCTGCTCACGGATTGTTATGGTCATCTCACACCATCCCGTTCGACTTGTTGCGGTTGTACTTCGCCTGAAGCAGCAGGATCGGAGTCGGCCCATGCTCGGCAGCCGGTGCAGCAATTGCCCGGCGTACCGGCGGCACTGGCTTACCATCGGTGACGCGCTTCTCCCACATGTCCAGCAGATAACCCGCCTCGCGTGCCAGCTCACCATGCGTTAACTGGCGCTCTGTGCTGCGATGACGCAGTTCTACGCAAATGTGGTACATGACCGGCTGCGACCATGGAAATTGCTCGCTGGAGGTGAATTCGAACGAGCGGTTACGCCAGTCCCAGTATTCGGCGATCACCTGGTCAACGGTGATTCCCAGCGCCCCGCCGCTCTGCTTGCACCAGGCGACGAACTGGCCCGGTGACGGCAGGAATGGACGCTCCTGGCGGCGGGCAATCCGCATACCGGAATCGACCTGGGCCATGGAGTGGATCCCGTTCTCCTGAAACGCCAGCAGCCACTGACGGCGGAATTCGTTCAGGTCGTCTTGGGTGCGGAAGTTCGCCATGCTGGCCGGGAACGCGGCGCGCAGCTCGTTGAAAAGCTTATTGAATACCTGAGCCACCTGTTCGACCGGCGCACGCTCCTGGTACTGTTCTGGCAGGTTATGGGCCATGCGGCTCATCTGCTCGCGGTCGTGGTTTCGCATCTGCTCTGCAAGAGATTTCATCGAATCACCTCATAGGCCCAGTCAGTGTTGTTGAAGTTCAGATCCGGCTTAGCGGAGCGCTGCTCGCCACCAGCATTGCGCTGCATCGTCAGCTTGTCCCACTGCTTGCGCAGGCTTTCCGGGCTCAGGATGTTGGTCTGCCAGAAGTGGTGTTTGCTTGCCCAGTCATACAGCGCACAGATGTCCTGGTGCGACCGGTTGTCTATCTGGCGCATCAGGCGAACGGTGTTAGACCAGGAGGTCATATCAGGGGCTTTGCAGGTTGGGTTAATCAGTTTCACCCTGGCAGATATCCATTGGGCGGTTTTGAGGTCTTCAGCAGAGCCCCACTTCGCAGCGGATGGCGTGTAGACCGCAGCTTCAGGATGAGTTGATAAAAATTTCTTCAGACGTGCGTCGGAGGATTCGTCAGAATTCTCGGACGAAGATCTTTTAATACTGTTCTTGTTCTTGTATTGGGTGTCTACCGTTTTCGGGAAGGTTATTCCTGATTTCGGGAAGGATTTTCCCGTTTTCGGGAATTTTCTTCCCGTTTCCGGTTTGTCCAAAATCCAGGCAGTAAGGTCAGTATTTACACCGACGATTTTCATCATGCCCTGCTTCTGAGAGAAGATGATTTTGCGTTCTGCGAGAGACTTAAGCGCGTCGGAAACATGGGTATCACTCAGGCCCGTAAGCTCAGCAATGACCGTATTTGTGACGCGGTCCTGTTTCTTGTTCCAGCCGTAGGTAAGCCAGATCACCGCCTCAAAACATTGCCATTCCCGGCCTGACAGTCTCAGGCGAGGCTTAAGCTGTTGGATCTCGTTAGCGATCTTGGTATACCCGTTCGACAGGTCGGCCATACGACCTCCCGGTTGTTCGGTTTTGTTTGGGAAATTGATAATTTCAGCGGTGTTTGACATACTTACTCCTGCAATGAGTACACACGATTTGCACCAGAAAGTCGGTTCTGTTAGCGCAGACCGGCTTTCGCCATTTCACTAGTTCTCACATGACCCCCAACATCGAAGTGACCATCGTCATCAGCGGCCCTACCTGCTCCGGCATGAGGCGGAACAGCGACGCTATACCCTCGCTTACCTCTTTCAGCTTCTGATGCTCTGGGGCGTCCAGCAGCACGGCTTGTTTAGCCTCTGCGAGCTCTTTCTCGGCCTCAGCCAGGCGAGACATTTTGCAATCGGCACCGATCAGGCGAGTGCGATACTCAACCGGCAGGACAGCCATGATTGCGGGTGTCAGCTGGCGAACGTTCTCGCGGTACTGTTCGGAGTCGAAACGGTTATCCAGGAAGCGGAACAGCTTCTGGCGCGCCCGGCTGATGTCTTCCGGAAAGCTGATGGCGGTCCCGCCCTGCTCCCGGTATTCGTTGATGATCAGCGCCGAAACGACGTCCTGATTGTCCAGCGTCGACGCCCATGCCCGGACCGCATCGCGGATCTTTTCGTGGTCTGGCGCCGCTTTAGCTTGAGCGCGGTTTATCATCGCTCCNGGGTGTATTCCGGTATTGTGTTGATACGCAAGTGAATGCATTTGCTATTCCTGATGTTCCTGCTTCTTACTGTGAGGAAATTNNCGGTACTCGACCGCCTTAACCTCGCCAGTAGGAAGCTTGTTGATGAAAATCTGACGGCCGACCCTGATCGCNTTGCTAATTGCCGTTTGGTGNACACCAATGGCATCAGCTGCTTTTACCTGACCAACCTCGTCGACATATTCAGCGAGTGAAATNTTCATTTTTAACGTGACTCCTTACCGTTGATACAAAAACAATACCATAAGTATTAAAACATGCAATACCGGCGGTATTTTTAAATTAATAGCTCAGGTATTACTATCTGAAAATGGAAAAGAAAAAAGACATCACACCGACTCAGGCTGAGGACGCAAAGCGCCTAAAAGCCATCTATGAGGCGAAGAAGAAGGTACTCGGAGTTACCCAGCAGTCGATTGCTGACGAGCTGGATATTACTCAGGGAGCGGTAGGCCATTACCTTAACGGGAGGAATCCCCTTAACCTTCCTGTAGCTTCAGTTTTTGCTCGCCTTCTGAAAGTTAGTGTTGAGGAATTCAGTCCGACTCTGGCAAAAGAGCTTTCAGAAATGGGGCTCAACAGCGTTAATGAACCATCAGTTCCGTATGTAATTGGATATACACCAGGTAAACGCTACCCGGTTATTAGCAGCGTACAGGCCGGATCATGGTGTGAGGCATTGGAGCCATACTCTATTAAGGATGTTGATCAGTGGCTGGAATCAGATGCTCACATTCAAGGAGATGCATTCTGGTTGCGTGTTGAAGGGGATTCAATGACTGCGCCCGCTGGCTTAAGCATACCAGAAGGCACGTTTGTTCTTTTCGATACCGGACGAGAACCAATCAATGGCAGCCTCGTTATCGCTAAATTATCTGATTCAAACGAAGCTACATTTAAGAAACTGATCATTGATGGAGGCCAAAGATACCTTAAAGGCCTTAACCCGCAGTGGCCTCTCGTTCCCATCAATGGTAATTGCAGAATTATCGGTGTTGCTATTGAGACGAAACTAAAGCTCGTTTGATAAGTTTGCAAATAGGGGCGTTTGCGCCCTCTATTTGCACTGACCGGCTACTCTGCCCACCATTGCCTTCGTTGAATCCATCCCTCCAAAACCAGATAGCGTTTTGCTCATCAACACCACGCCATCAGGCTGTACAACCCAAGTCTCCATGGCGTGCTTTCCAGGTTCAGTGGTAAGCCCTACGACTACATTTTTACTCATAGCTCGATATACCATCCCTCCACCATCAAGACCGTCATACAGTACTGTCGCATTATCGCCATCAATAACGATTGTGAACATTCCAGAAAACGCGTCGTCAATCCGAGAATACCCTTCTCTCTCACTGTAGCTTGACCCTTTAAGATCTTTCACAGTCCAGCACGATGCGTTAGCAACCATTGGTAAAGCTAACACTGCAGCTACAAGTAACCTCATTTTCCCTCTCCAATAAAGTTCGAAACACCATCAATACTAGCCGCTCTGCTCGCTTTCAAAAAAATATTTCTTCCTAGTTTTCATCAACATAATACCGTCACACCAATTATTAATACCGCCAGTATTGATTTATATTAATACCGCTAGTATTGTTTGCACATCGAAACGAAACATCGACAGCTGAGCGAAGTTAGCCAGCGGCGGACAGCAGTCGCCTGCTTTTTAACAACATGCAAAGTCGGAACAGCACTCGGTAATCCTGTTTAGACCCCAACGTACAAATTCGGCGTAGCACCGAGCGCGATCCGGTCGGTGTGAGGCTACCCCCTCGCGAGAGCGATAAAGGCGTGGGAACGGGCAACACTGGCGGGATGAGAGGTGCGAAGCGCAAAAAGATTTATTCCAGTCCATTCGAAGTTGAGTGGGCTGGGCTGAATTAAAGAGTCTTTCACGCCCGATTGGGCATCACGTTCAAATGGCTAGCCGCTGCCACCATTTTCGACGCGGCGCACCGTATCGGAGGAGATATGTAACGGGTAACAGTGACGACTGAAAACGAATATTCAGCCCCGGATTATGCCGGGGCACGCTATGAGTTAGTTTTATGGTTGGTGCTCATCAATACTACCAATCGGTACTCCGGTTTCAGTACTTCCGTCTCTGTAGGTGATGTCTACCTTCGTTAAGACGGGATCATCTGGATTAGTAACTTTTGTCACTTTCCCCCAACGTCCAGGACTACGTTTAGTAGTTACTCTATCGCCAACTTTAATCTGCATCAGTTTTATCCTTATCCAATTGATTTTGAAAAAAACATTATATCAGTCACTCCGAAAAAACCACTTACTTCTAATAAATCCGACCCCTCATACCTCAGTCGCTTCACCGAGGCGGCTTAGTTATGACAACCGGCGGCCATCCACCGCCCATTGAAACACTGAATAAATGCGTTGAAGTCTTGTATTAA